GGTTCTGGAAGTCCGTCCGTTGCGTTGGGGTCAGCTTCGTTCCCTTCACAACCATATCTGCGTAGTTGTAGAGCCTATCCATTGCGCCACTTGCCGCCATCGCCATGCCCAATTCTGACTCACGGACAACAGAGCCAGGATCAAGAATCTTCATTAGCTTGGTAGCACCTGCCAAGTCGCCAGCGGGACTAGCTTGCTTGAGCGATGTACTGATTTGCGAGTAGGCCGATTGCACGTCCTGATGGGCCTTATAAATAGGCTCGGAGCGGAAATCTCCACGCAGCTTCAGGGTATTGTCGAAGCCCTTTTGCCCTGTGTTGACGCTGATATTGTTGCTAGATGCGCCAGCTCTCTTCAGCTCTAACTGGAAGTCTTTGAACGTGCCAGGATAGCCCTGAGATTGCGCGAACTGATACTCCCGAACCTCATTAGGCAAGTTCTCTGATTCCGGCTTGGCGAACTTCTGCCCTTCGATAATGCGACCGCTTTTCTTGTCGTACATGCGACCATCAGGGGCTATATCGTAATTGGCCTCTTGCGTCTGGAAGCGTTGCTTAATCAGCTCATCACCCATGCCAGCAGCTATCAGGTCTTGCGTATAGCGGGTCTGGTCGAATACAGGCTTTTCCTGCATCGTCGTAGTCTCTTGCCTTTGCAGGTTGAAATTAGGAGCTACAGCGCCTTCCTGTGGATCCATAGGCACATTCTGGAAGGATGAGACAGGCACTTGCTGATTCTGCATGTAGGCGGATTCGCCTTGCAGCAAACGAGGCAATGCTTCTTCGCGCTCTTGATCCTTCTTCAGTTTGCGCTCTGCTTCCTGCATCTGCATGTCGTACAACTTCTGCTGCATCGCCATTTGCTTCTGCCGCTGGATGTTCTGGCCTGCCTGTTGCAAGCCGCCACCGATGGCAGGACCGAGGGCGCCATAGTGGCCCGAGTTGTTCGCAAGTATGCTTATACCAGCCTGGAACAGTGGGTTCTCGAATGCGCCACCAAGCAAGCCTTGTGGCTGTCCGCCCATCTCTCCGGGCATGAAGTTGAGTAGTCCCATAGTTATTTCATCCAATGACGTTGGCCCATACCACTAAGCAGGCCGGGGGGCAGGGAGAATTGAGGCGCTTGAGGGTGTTCGGGAGTGCCGCCAGCATTGCCAGCGATGAGCTGTTGTGGCTGATAGCCCAATAGACCGGCATACAGGGCGTTATTGGCGTTGCCTGTCATGCGGTTGATATAGGGCTGGAGTGTGCCTTTCTGATTGCCCGACATAGCCGCGCTGAAAGGATTATTGCCACCCTTGGCTGACATGCTCATGGATTGCTGACCATTGGCAGGGCCGAGGGGCTTGATAAGGCCGCGCTGTTCCCATGCTTGGGCAACACCTGGCGTTGAGAGAAGATTGGGGTTCATGAATTGACCGAGGCCGTTAGCGCCCCATGTCCACATGTTGTTGCTACCGTCTACCATTACATTTGCCATGATGTTTCCTTTAATTCAACAGGCCGTAATTCACGGCCTTATATCCGCTAGGCGTGGTGATTACGGCTTCTGGTAATACTTGCTCAACCTCTTGCGCCATCACGCCACGCTCACGCTTGCCAAACTTGTCGTATTCGTAGATACCGACGCCGATAGGGTGAGTGCCTACCTTTTCGATGTTAGATTTCAGGCGAACGTCAGACATGGCGAACATGCCAGCCAGTGATAAGCCAGTGCCCAGCAAATTGGCAAAGCCGTTCGATTGATTGGGATTGGGAGATGTAGAGGTAGTCGTGCCCCCCTGACCAGACCCCGCTCCAACCACGTTCTGATAGCGTTGCAGTTGGTCATAAGGGTGTTGAGCGGCTTGGTTGAAGGTATTACCAGCTTGGCCCAGATATTGATTGGCAAGGTTCTGGCGCTGCTGCCCAACATCCTGAAGCGCCTGCATATCGAGGTAATCAGCACTTGCAAGACCCGGAGCCATGCCAAGCGAGCCTACTTGTCTGCCACGCTCTGCCTGATAGTTGCCGCCGTAGATGTCATTAGCCACTTGGCCCAGACCGCGTTGCAGTGTTTCCTGATGGGCAGATGAGCCGAAATTGGAATTACCGAATTGGGAATTGACGCGGCCCTGTACGTCATTCATGGCTTGGTCAACAGTGCCCTTGAGCCACGGATTCGCGCCCGGAGACATGTAATCCCCGTTAAGCGTAGCGGTCAGGTTCTGATTCGCAGCATTCAGCGTAGGAGAGCCAGCCAAAGCCCGTTGCGTGGTCATGTTGAAGCCCATTTCCTGCTCTGGGCTGAATGGGGCTATGGTGTCGCCGTTGTAAAAGTTAAAGGGATTATTAGTGACACTTTGCCCCCTCTTCAGCAGGTCAGTCAGGTACGGTTGTACGCCCTTCCATGGCTCTGAAGTGGCTGTCTGTTTTACGTTGTCCGGTCCGCTACTAGGCATAATCAATGCTCCTGCTCATCTTGATGTGGAAATTTCCCCATCCATGTTTTCTGAATAATCTTTCCCAACCTTTGCGCCCACCTGTCTCCATGAGCGTGCAGCCGTTTTCCTTTGCATACTGGTACATCGAGTCAAGCAACAGACCTATCCATAGCTGCGGACGTCTGCCAGTCAGCGCCATGCACTCAAGGACTTTTGCGTTTGGGTAATTGGTGATGCGGGTGACGAACGCGGCATACAGGTTGCCGTTATGGATGCACCACAACTGCATCCGCTTCTCTTCAATGGCTTGCTTCAGGTAATCAAGGGTGTACTTGTTGTTGTCAACGTCTAAGGCCAATTGCAGCCCTTCTTTCACGTCATCCCAAAACTGCAACTCCAACCCGCAGCAGACTAGTTGCTGACTATCCACCATGCGCCGCCTTCTGCTACCAGTTCGATATAGTTGTATTGCGAAGCGAGTGACTTTGTAGCTGCACCGTCTATCGTTTCCGAGCCATCAGCATCTATCGTTACCGCGTTGCCGGAGGAGTCAATCTTCTTGATGGTGATGCGCTTCTGCTCACAGTCGAGAGCTGATTTGAGCGTTATCGTTACGGCACCGCCAGTGGCATCCACAAGCACCGTGGAATCATCAACCGAGAGGGTATAAGCACTATCCACACGGGTTACGGGGAATAATCTTCCCTGTGCCGCCTGATTGATGGCGGTTTCTACAGCATTCAGTAGGTTATAGAAGTCGTGCCGCCTGTACTGATCGGGTATGTTGGAGAGCTTGACCTTATTCACTACCGTCCTCCTGGTAGTTGATGTCTATATCGTTCAGCTCGTAATCACCTACGCAGTCGAACCTGAAGCTGTGCCACCTTGCAGAACGCAACTTGTCGAAGCGTGACTTGACCATTGCTGTGGTTGAGTCCGTGGTCAGGGCATCGCCCAATTCATTCTTGTAATAGTTGGTCATCTCGGCGGATGTTGGCTTAACCAGCCACTTGGGTTTCACCCTGTCCAGATGGTAGAAATTCTCGTCATCGCCCAAGTCTCCTAGGGTGAAAGATGAATTGCCACCAACACCGTCCAGCGTGTACATGGTGTGGTCAGTGCCGAATATCGCAGGTGTTGATTGACCTTGCGCGTAGTACGGCGAGTCATAGCTGATATTCGCGGGTAGCGTGTCGTAGCTAGGAGCTACCGTGTCCCATGTGTCGTATGTAATCCCGCCAGAGAGGTATTCCAGCGCAGCTTCAATCGTTCTGTCGTCACGGCCCCAGGTATTGTTCTGGTAGTTGTAGACCACACAGGAATCAATCGCCCCATTGCCACCTAGTGACGGATAGAGAAAATAGACTCTTTTCTTGCGCTTGTCGTGAATCGTCTGGATCTTGTAGGCATAGGCTTCGTAAAAGTCAGCGAATACCGTATCCACAACAGGCGCTTTCAACGATGTAGGTGTGGCGCCATCGAATATCCAGAAGTTATCCGGCCCCATGAACATGTGAACCGGGTTGGCGTCCGTGCCGATGTTGACCACGGCCTCTTGCGACATGCAGCCTGCAACGTCAGAGATGAGCTGGAAGTCCCAGATTAAATCTCCGCCAACATAGGTGCCGCGATACATGCCTTGGCGCTTGTAGGCGATGATCTGTTCACCAAATCTACGGCCTGCAAAGATACGCCCTGGTGTAGATACAAGAATGCCTGTTACGCATTGCGTCGCCTTGCTTGGTGTCCAATCCGTGTAGTCTTGAACAGCGGAACACCACCAGCGGTTAGGAGAATCTCCGAAAGATGCTTCGTCCGTGTTGAACAGGAATACGAAATTACCGACCGTCTCAACAATATCGGCCTTTGGTGCGCCTGATACGTCTGCAAAGTCGCTGGAGTCCGAGGCTTGCAGGGTCTCGGTTTTCGCTACAGCAAGCGTCGTATTGCCGAACTGTCCGAAGCGCCAGCGGTTCTCTGCGCCTAAAGCATAGTCGCCACCAGATGCTCGGGTAACATCAGCCCAGCTCGTGCCGGATTTCTCGTAAAGATTAGTCGGCGTACCAGCGATGATGCGGAATGTATCGTTAAGCAACCGAACAGCAGCCGCGCCCCGGCATTCGGAGTCGAGAGCATCAATCCCAGCATCTACAGCGCTTGGAGCTGCGATATAGCCACGTTTAGAGGGGATGAAATGGTCGCAGTCAATGACAACGCCAGGAGTGGTCCTGTCTATGTCTGGAGCGTAGCCTAAAAGCTTCATGCTGAAGTTACACGCATTGCAGAGCCGGAATACTTACCGCGCCAGTCGGATTCCCTGATGTATTCCATCAAGGCAATCATCTTGGTTGTCCACTTGGCTGCAAGTGCCTCGTTCTTGATGAGGTCGTAGGCTTCAGCCAGAGCGCCAGCCATGTAGAGGTCGGGATGGTTGGTTAACAGCCAGTTGGTCGAATTCGCTGCCAATGCAGGAATCTTCTGGTAGTACAGCACAACAATGTCCGTTCCGGTGTTATCCGATAGCCGAATGTTCGAACCCTCGATGGTGTAATACTTCGATGGGCCGAGGGGGTTGCTTGCCGCCGCTGGGTATTGGATCCAGAACTGTTCTGGGGGCAGATACTCAAGCTCCTGCGGTACTGCTGAATTGATGTAGATACGGCGTAACTCAAGGAAATCGCTAGGCAGTGCAGCAACACGCTCAACGGGCGTGATGGTGGCGCTTAGTTCCATGTTCCTGGTACGCAATTCGCGATTGAACTTGGCTTCTGCCAGTGCGACGAAATCAGGCAGATTTGCGGTTTGATCGGCGCGGCTTAACCAGTTTGCCAGGGACGTTTGCAGCTCGGTGTAGGTCGTAATTGCCATTTAGCATCCAATCCTTGCGTGGGCCTTTGAAATGCAGCACGTAAACGTCTTTGCGTTCGTCTGCATCCTTTGGGGTGTGGTTGTAGGTGTTACAGTCCAGTTCCAGCACCGTATAGCGTCCTGATTCGGCAGCTAGTCGTACTGATAACTGGTCGCCCCACCATTTATGGGCTGATTCCGGCATGCCTAAGAGGGCCTTGTGGGCGTTCTCCCAGAACTGCTTGTTCTTGGAAAACATGACGCCTGTGTTGTAGGGCATGTGCGGCACAATATCTATGCCATCGGACATGATCTTTCCGGTGCGCTTTGTGAGGGCTACGTCAAAGTCTTTGTCCATCACCGGACGGAGATCCTTCAACACAAGAACATCCGTATCCAGCGTTATCCAGTTGCCCTTGAGGTTTGCCAGATGCGCCATGCGGAACGTCATCAACATTCCGTCGAACGGCTTGCGAATGACGGAGCTTGTACCCTTGACCTGTGGCGTTACCTCGTCCGTGAGTTGCACAATCTCAACCCCAGGCATGGCTTTCAATACGCTCTGCACCATGAGTTCGGGGAGTCTTGAATCCTCTCCTACGTGCAGGAAAGTTACTTTAGTGTCCAAAGATTAAGTCCCTTCCTATGCTTGCCAGCTCCTTGTAGCCGATGGATTCCAATAGCATTCTTGCCTTGTAGTCCTGTGGCTTATGCGGGAGGTCTTTTTCCTCGATCAGTACAATCGGGGAATACTTGTAGAGTTGCTTAATCGCCCCTAAGAGCGCGTTGTATTCATAGCCTTCAATGTCCAGCTTGATGAAGTCCAATGCGCCAAAGTCGGGTAGCGGTCTCAGGCGTATGTCGTTACCTTCCGTGACATGCCAGCAACCGGAGTTGTTACCTTCGCGTAAAGCGCCTTCATGAGCGGTATCACTGAGGCCGAAGCGCGATAGAACTACGTTGTTGCAGTCCAGCGTATTCATGACCAGACATTCGAAGTTCTCAGGCTTAGGCTCAAACGCGGCTACGAGGTCAAACTTGCCTGCCATGTAGCGCGTCCAGCTTCCTACGTGTGCCCCGCCATCTACCGCTACGCCGAAGTTCTTGACGAACGAGAGGGCAAGATCCAGGTTCTCCTGCTCGAACACATCGCCACCCTTGAAGTAGCTGCCAAAGTAGGTGTCGTGGTCGGGTATCCAGGTATTACGTGCGAGTTGCATTGAGCTTTCCCCAGAGGGCAGCGGCCCTGTCGCCCTGCTTTTCTGCAAGCTCGATAGCCTTCTGCTTGCCCTCTTCAGTCAGCTCCGACCAGTTATCTCCATATTCCTTGGAGAAAGCGTCCCACTCGTAAGTGGTGCGTTTATTCAGCTTGTCAAATTCTTGTTGCATTGAGCCTCTCCGCATGTACCGACTTGCCCATCAACTCCTGCCATGACACGGTAGAGTTCGCGGCCTTGAGTTCCTGCCGCCATGTGTCCGTGTGTTCCAGGTGAGCCACTTCAGGGAAAGCAGGTATGCCCATCGTGTAGTGAATCAGTTGCGCGTCAGGGTTGGGTTCGTCATAACCAACACAGTGATTCCATTCTTTAGGCAGTTCGCCTACGCTTCCCCACTCCAATTTCTGGGGTTGTCCGTTCTCGATGAACTCAGGGGTTAAAGCGGTACACTTTTCGCAGTTAAACAGCATCAGGGAGGGCCATTCGAAGCGATCCTTGGCCTTAACAACCTGTACTGCATACTCTGGGTCAGCCAGTGCGAATAAATCGCTTATATCGCCTTGTACGACCATATCCGCATCCAGGAACAAAGCGGTTCCCTTGTAGCCCATCAACCATGGCGGCAGGTAACGGGTAAAGGTGAAATCAGTCAACCCCCGACGATTAATCGGTAGTTGGTCAATCAGCAGCGGGGTAATGGCTACCGGCTGGCTTGCCCTTGCGATAATCGAGGACTGTAGTACCGTGTAAGCAATCGGCTGTCGAACATCAACACCGACGAAGATATGTAGCAAGCTCTGCTCCTATGTCGTTGATAACGCCTGTCCAATCCTTGCCTTGCCTGAATAACCTGATGCTGTCGTACCAAATCTTCTTGTCGCCTGTCATCTGATAGCGCCAGTGCGGTTTATTGGGCACTAATACCCAGCATTCCTTGCCCAAAGCTCCGCAAAGGTCTACAGCAGCGGTAGTAACACTAATAACGAGGTCTAATTCGTCTACCAGAGCGGCTGTTTCGTCGTAATCCGGTGCTTCTGTAGCGCGAGGCCAGTGATGTATCTCAATGCCGTGTTTTTGGCTGAATTCGGTGATTTCTGGGGCTGGATTCTTGTACTGCAGGCTGATAAACGTCGCGTCTTGCTGAAGAATGGGCAGTAGTTGCTCTAAGCCCACACTTCTGCGCTCTGAGTGCGTGTCTTTTAAGCCACCAGTCCATGCAATTCCTATCTTTTTCTTCGTTCCAAGGCTATCCAGCAGCGCTTTCCACTGTAATTTGCGCTGTGGGTCAGCCTTCAGGTACGGCTTGCCTGGAAAATCGCTGTCTTTGATGCGGTAGTGCCAGCCTAAAGAGCCAATCAGGCACCAAGCGTCATAATCTGCGTCCCAATTCACGCTTTTGTCGAATCGGGTGCCGTGGATCTCGATATTGGGGAAGGAACGCTTGAATAACCCTTCTAGCCTGCGGTCGCATTCAAGAATTACTTCAGGCACAGCATCACTAAGGATGGAGGCAAAGGCGATTTCATCACCTATCCCCTGCTCTCCGCGTACCAATAAGCGCTTGATGGGACTGCCATCCCAATACGGAACGGGTTTTCTGGGTTCGGCGGTGCGCTGCTTGGTGTTGCCCACCATCGCCTCGTAGCCATCCCAACCAGCTTCCCAATTGCCTAGCATGAGGTTGGCGTAACCTTGGGTTTCCCTTACGTCCCATTGGTCAGGATTGATGTTGAGAGACTTGTAGGCGAGTTCCAGCGCCTTGCTGGGGTTGCATTCGTTTACCTCGATGAGCGCTAGGTTGTTCATCGCGGCATAGTTCTTAGGTTCTAGCTGTAATGCTTTATTGAGATGCTTTCTGGCCTCGTCTATACGGCCCATCTTCATGCAGCACATGCCGAGGTTATTCCAGACCTGCTCACGCTTGGGAACGAGCGTTGCGGCTCTCATCAATACGTTGTAGGCCATGCCCCAGCGTTCGGCCTGCAAGAACACATACGAAGCGAGGAACAATGCCCTTGCTTCGTCTGGATTCTCATTGAGTACATTGGAGGCGACACGTAGCGCCTCATCCGGCTCCCCTGCTTCTGCGAGGTCATGAGCCAGTTGGATTTGTGCGTCTAGCAAGTTATCCCTTGGGTTTGTGTACGAGCGTGGTGGTCTTGAGGTTGCTGTATTCGGGCCTATTGACCATGCGGAACAACTCTTTCGTGTCCTTGATGTTCACGCCTTCGCAATGCCACCTGAGAAGCGTTGCATCGCTGATATGGGCGTAATGCACCATGTCGTTCTTCATGCCCTTGCGGGTGTATTCCTCATCGTTCTTCAGTGCCTTGGAATGCTCTGCCTTTTCCTTGGCATCGCCTCCGGTGTAGCTGATGTATGTGGTATCTGTTGCATCGTCATAGCTAAACCAAGTGATGATCTTGGTAATCGGGTCTACTTCCAGTACGCGCTTTTCCATAGAAAAAGGGGCCAGTTTCCCAGCCCCTTCCCTCAATCAGCTTACAACGCTGGGTTGATGTCAGTTACCTTGCCGCTGGCCTTCTCGTTGTTGGAAACGAGGGTCAATTCGGTCAGGATTTGCTTCTTGGTGTTGTCACCAGACTTGGCAAGATCGAAGGATTGGAACGGACGCAGTGAAGCGACAGTCCAGTAATCCATATCGAGCACAAGAATGTTCTGGTCACGCATGAAGCGGTTAGGCACAATTTCATGCTCGCCAAAGTCCGAGATGTAGAGGTCTACACCCGAAACGATAGCGCCTTGCTTGGTGCCTGGAACTTCGCGGTAACGGGTTGCGATACCGTTGAAGGAGCCAGAGATTTTGCTCTTGGTAGCAGGGCCAACCATCAACACGCCAGGATCACCGCCAGCAGTCCAGCAGGCTTGGATAACAGCCTTCAGGTTAGCTTCAGTAACGGAACCAGCGACAGACGAATCGGTAGGAGCTGCAACCGTGCCGCCAGAGTAACCTGGGGTGGTTTGTGCCGTACCCGTACCAACGGAAGTCTTGTTGGTTGCAAGCCAGGACTCAACACCAGCCAGTGTTGCGCCAGTGCCAGCAGCGCCAGCGGAAGATGCTTGGTTACGCACCAATGCATACTCCACATCGCGCTTGAGTTCCTTGGAGCGCTTGGACATTTGGTAGGCCATTTCACTTGCGCGGCCTGCCTTGCTCACTGCGTCCTGAGTACCGGATACGGATA